ATACCCAGTTGAGGAAATGATAAACCTGCGTTCGGCTTTGCCACTTATTCATGAGCTCATAGCCGAACTATCTCAACCAACATACAGCCATAATGGAGCCGGAAAAATTGTAGTTAACAAAAAGCCAGTCGGGACAAAAAGCCCAAACTTGGGTGATTCTGTCAATATGGTATATTGTCCGTGGAAACCAACAACAAAGAGGATAGGTACATGGTAGCTAAAAAAACAAGTAGAGTGATTATTGTTATTCCTGCTCGCATGGGAAGTACTCGATTACCAGGTAAAGCTTTGTTGGACCTCGGGGGGAAATCAGTAGTCCAGCGGGTTTGGGAACAAGCCCAGAAAGTTCATTCGGCTGATATCGTGATTGTTGCAACAGATCACGACGATATCCAGCACCATTGCCAAGATTTTGGCGCAAATGTAGTAATGACTTCGAGTGAACTTGAAAGCGGGACTGATCGAGTTGCCAAAGTAGCTGAAACTTTCAACGAGAATGATATAATCATCAACCTCCAAGGCGATCTTCCCTTTGTGGATGCTCGGGTGTGTAATCAGCTGGTGAACATATTGAGGATGGATAAAGAAGCAGATATGGCTACTCCTTGTTTGCGAGTACCGGGAGATTTAAACCAAGGCAACATTTTTGATCCTGGATCAGTAAAAGTGGTCTTTAATAAATTCAACCATGCCCTCTATTTTAGCCGTAATTTGGTCCCTTCGTTTATGGATCAAATAGTTACATATTGGTATCATCATTTTGGAATATATGCATATTTCAATTACGCACTGCAGAAGTTCACTTCCTTGCCACAGTCGTATTTGGAGGAAGGTGAGAATCTTGAACAACTTCGGGCGCTTGAAAATGGATTTAAGATCCATGTAGTCGAGACAATATACGAAGCCGGTCAGGAGATAAATACTCCGGGAGACTATGAAAGTGCCTGCGCAATGATAAGCGACTTTAATAGATAAAAATGAAAAAAAACAAAAAAACAGACAAAGCGACTCAGTTGACTTCTGCCGAGAAAGACGAACAGATCCGCCGGGTCGCATTGTTCCGGGCTCTGTCTTCTAACGTGCTGGCCTCCCGCGCAACTTATGGCAATACCACTACGTTCTCTGGGCTCCGGGATGTCTATGCTGCTCTCGGTTATCCTGGATTAGATGGGATCAAATACTCGGATTACTATTTTAGATTCAGACGGCAGGACGTTGCGGCAAAGATCGTTGAAAAGCCGGTTGATGCCAGTTGGCGACGATTTCCAATAATCCGTGGTAAAGATGAAACACCCGATGCTTTCAGAGAAGCGTGGGAAGAACTGGAAAAGGCCAATGGAATCTACAATGCTCTAATTCGAGCGGATAAGATCTCCGGTATCGGTCAGTACGGCATTGTTCTTCTAGGGGTTGATGATCAAGCAGAAAACTTCGCAGAACCTCTCGAAAGAGCTTCTGAGTTATTATATTTACAACCTTATTCTGAGGATAACGCCCCAATCAAGAGGCTCGTAAGCGAGAAGAATAATCCACGTTATGGCCTACCAGAAGCATATTCGCTTAGGATGTCCACAGCTTTGAATTCTCAAAGTACTACCGAGACTGAAGTACATCATAGCAGAGTGATCCATCTTGCTGACAATATTCTCGAATCAAATGTCTTGGGAACCCCTCGGCTGGAACGGGTGTTTAATCGACTACTGAATCTTGAACTGATTGTTGGGGGTTCTGCCGAAATGTTCTGGCAAGGGGCATTCCCAGGATTGGCATTTAGCGCAAAGGATAATTATGATATTTCGGCGGAAGTAGCGGCAGAACTTGACGAAGAAATCAAAAAGTATGTCCATAATCTCGAACGATACATGAAACTGCAGGGCATTGATGTGGAAAACTTGGCCCCTGCAGTAGCTGATCCTACCGCTCATGTGGATGTACAACTAAAAATGATATCTATTGCATCCGGCATTCCCAAACGGATACTTGAGGGATCGGAACGTGGCGAACTCAGCTCATCGCAAGATACCGAAGCTTGGGACGATCTTATGGATGGTCGCCGCCGGAGTTACTGCGAGCCCAAAATACTTCGCCTATTGATTGATCGCTTGGCCGAAGTAGGAATTATTAAACCTCCGCAGGGTGGTTATACAATTGAGTGGCCGGATCTCTCTGCTCCATCAGATAAAGATCTGGCAGAAATTGGACGAATACGGTCTGAAGCAATATCCAAATACACCAGTACCCCGGATGCTCAGTATATCATACCGCCACAATGTTTTCTTGAAGAGATAATGGAACTCACACCAGAAAAAGTCAAAAGAATAATGGCGGAAGTAGAGAGAATCATACCAGCAGCAATCGAAGATGACGGTCAAGGTGACGATGATTTGATAGATGGTGACGATATATGACTCAGGCTCTGCAACTACGTAGGCAAGGATCTTTTTTTCTTGTTAATACAATAGACCCAACGCGGACCCTCACCACCCGGCAAAGGTTTGTTGCCGACATGCGCTCCCGCTTCGCCCTACTCATGCGAGACATCCGGGAAGCAGTAATTGACTTGGATGTTTTGGCAATAGGCAATCCAAAATCAGTAATTAATGCTTCTGGATTACCTACAAAAGCGTTCGATTTTGTACGTGATGATCGGAAAGTTGAAGCATTTGTGGCTTGGCTGAATTCCAAGGCTGAAGAGTATTTATTATCTGCAGGGCGAAGAGGACTCAGAACAATCGGTCAAATATCTTCTAGTGCTTCCGATGCTCGGGCTTCCTGGATGACTGCTTATATTGACAGTGCATACCAGCAAGGAATCCGCCGTGCACGGCAAGAATTGAGGAAGAGAGGTATAGATATAGATGAAGGCCAGCTTGGCGGTGAACCTATAATGTTGGCGTTCAACGGACCGGTTCACGTGGACAGGGTCGGTCTCATTTATACTCGGGCTTATTCTTCGCTGAAAGCTATCACTTCCGCAATGGAAAGCACAATAAGCGACGTGTTGGCAATGGGAATAGCTGACGGCATGGGACCGCGAGAGATTGCCCGGTTGTTGAATAAGGCTATTACTGGCCAGGGCGAGTCCATGGCTATAATCGATTCTCTAGGCCGAAAGATCCCGGCAAAGAGAAGAGCGGAAATTTTGGCTAGGACCGAGATAATCAGAGCGCATCATAGTGCAAATATTGGCGAATATAGGGCAGCAGGAATGCTGGGTATCCAAATTCAGGCCGAACACCTGACTGCTGGGGATGCTCGCGTTTGTCCAATATGTGCACCTTTGAACGGCAAGAGGTATAGTATAGATGAAGCAGAATATATAATCCCGGTACATCCACAGTGTCGTTGTGTGGCATTGCCGTATATCCCAGAAGATTAACAAATGGAGAAATCCCCAATGAGTAAGCAAATGAATAAACAAGGGAAATTGATGCTTTCGACTGCGATTGAGATCAATTCGACAACTCAATTTCGGATGCAGAGACAGGGCGGTGTCGATTATCAGGTGTATCCCTGCGTGATGCTTGTCGAGGGAGTCCACCACGGTGTTGGATCGGAGCCGGTGTATTATCCTCCTCAAGTCCTTGAAGCTTCTGCTCCGCATTGGAACAACATGCCAGTTACTTTTGGCCACCCGGTGAATGCACAAGGTGAACATGTTCTCTGTAACCATGACGGAACAATCCGGGCTCAATGGGAAGTTGGAAGAATCTCCAATGTTCGTTTTGAGAATGCCAAACTTAAAGGTGATTTGTGGCTGAATGTTGCCAGGATTACCGAAATGAGCCCTGCCCTTTTGCAGTTTATTCAGAATGGGGGTCAACTTGAAGTATCCACGGGGTTACTTGCTGCGGAAGATGGCCTGGCCGGGACCTGGAATGAAGAAGAGTATGCCGGGACTATCGCAAGTATTATTCCTGATCACCTCGCTTTGCTCCCTAATTCAACAGGGGCTTGTTCTTGGGATGACGGCTGTGGAGTTCGAGTCAACGCCAAGGCAAAAGAAAGCCAGATGATTGTTATGGAACAGAGCTTGAACAGCATATTTGATAAAGTACATCAATATATTGATAGCCTTGATGTCCGAAATGCCGATGGGGACTACCGCAAGATTAATTATGTCCGGGCAGTATTTGCTGATTACTTCATTTACAGGCAAGATGTTCGGAATAATAATCAGTCAAATAGTACAACCTTGTTTAAACAGTCTTATTCGGTTAATACTAATAATGAGTTAGTATTGCAAGGTGACCCTATGGAAGTGACAGAGGATGTGACATATAGCGTTATTGCAAATGCAGGGTTCAGAGCCTCATCATCTAAAACGGCGGATTCTGAACCCAACTGGGGTGATGTGAATAAAACAAAACTCCCCCGGCAAGCATTTGCCGACCAAGGCGACCCGCAAAATAAATCTACGTGGAAATATCCTCATCACTGGGTCCGGAATGGCGGTGTTTTGAATGATGACGGTGTATACACGACAGGAGACATGTATCTGCATAAAGGCGGATTAAATGCAGCGTGGGCAGCTGCCCAAGGAGCACGAAGTGGCCAGGAGGCCTCTTCTGCTGTTAAAGCGCACCTACAAGCCCATAGGCGAGCGCTTGATTTGAATACTCAGAACAATGAGGAGGATGTAATGGCTGGAGAAAAAAAATGTTGCGAAGAAAAGGTAAATGCTCTCATCGCAAATGAGGACACAACTTTTGTCGAAACTGACCGTGAATGGCTTTCGGCAATGAACGAAGAACAAATTGAAAAACTGGGGACCGGTGAAGAGGTAAAAGTTAATAATGGAGAAGCTACTCCAGCCATAATCCTGGCGGGGGATGAACCAGTTACTCTCAAGGGCTATCTCGAAACGGCTCCTGACGAAATTCGGGCCGTCTTGAATGCCGGTCTGCGGGAACTAGACAACAAGCGAGCCGGAATGATCGCAAAGGTTATTGATAATGAACGGAACAAATTCACCGAAGACCAACTCAAGGAGATGGATGTGGCCACCCTTGAGTCCATCACTTCGTTGATCCCGACCAGCAATTACCACGGCCAGGCCCCGGCCCATACAGTCGTAAATGACGGTTCGGTTGAAGAGGCGTATATTCCGCAAACTCTTTCTGACAATCTCGGAAAGAAGGCCACAGCCGAATAAGGCCTGCTACTGCGCAATTTGATTTGAACAATAATATTTAAAGCACAAGGAGAACAAAAATGTCGAGTGCAAAAACAATCATTCTGAAAGGATTGGGAATTCGAAAAGAAGCTGCAGCTTCTGGGGCCGTTACCCCTGGTCATTTGGTGGAGAAGATTTCTACCGGGGCAGTCAAGGCGCATGCTACTGCCGGGGGCAATGCCCAAAAAGCATTTGCTGTCGAAAATGATCTTATTGGGGCAACTATTGATACTGATTATGCCTCCGCTTCCAGGGTCCAGTACAATGTTATGACGCGTGGCGAGGAAGTCAATGCCCTGCTTGCCAATGGCCAGACAGTCGTTATCGGTGACCCCCTTGAATCTGCCGGCGATGGCACACTGCAGAAACATGTGCCAGATACCGAAACTCTCGGGGCGGATTCTTCTGCAAACATCACTATATTTTACAGTGATCAGATTGTCGCTTATGCAATGGAAGCGGTTGATATGTCAGATTCATCCGCTGCTGATCCATCTGCCCGAATTGCGATTGAAATAGCATAACAGTTTTCAGTTGTAGTTTAGTAAACAAAATACTGTAATTATTAC